CGACCCCGACCCCGACCCCGACCGCGACCACGACCCCGACCCCGACCGCGACCGCGACGCATCCAAACCGGTCCTTAATGTGGCTGCATTCATATCTGGCACCTCGGCACAGAGTTGATTTTCACGGCATCAATCACCGAGCCGCGGCCAATAATCACGTATCCAGCCGGGAACGGCTCGACCTCGTTAAAATTGAGCTTCTCCAAGGCATCCGCAAAGCGACCCGTGTCCGCTATCCATGAGGCATCTTTGAGTACAAGCTCCTGGTTGGTGACCCTGACGAGCTTCCCGGCATCAATCATTGTTACGGTCCGAATGAGATAATTTTCTCCAACCTCCCACGGGTGATCGTCTGCGGGCGTAACGGTGAATAGCCTCGCAATTTCTCTTGCCTCGCCAATTGTCAATTTTTCGATGTCCATAAAATTCTTCTCCTTTCGCAAGCTTTCCCTATGCCGACGCCCCGGCCGGCAAGTCAACATCACCTCAGATTCGCACCGCAGCGCGCGCATATGACATCACCTGGCGCCACGGTATGGAAACACCTACCGCACTGCGAGGGACCGAGAACGACAGGTCCCCATACCGTTCGGTGCGAATCGTGATCAGGGCGCGATCCCCGCAAGCGACGCGGCTTATGGCTGTCACCTTGATTCTTCTCCTTTTCATCGGACAATTTCCCCTCCCTTCACTTCGGTCCCAAAATCCCTTCCGCCTCGGCCTCCATCTGCTCTAGGTTGAAGTATTTCGCATCGAGCATCCGCATCAGCGCGTCCGCCTGGTGGTCGAGCCCCTTGGTGTTCTCATGGAGGCAACACGCCATGATCGTGGCTTTGATGTCCTCCCTTAATGCTTGGATTGTTGGCATGGCTCACTCCTCCCAAATCTAGCCTTGCAGCTCGTCTTTCCACACGTTCGCCCCACCTGCCATGGCCGAAGCTTCGTCCCGCAATACGGACATGTTTCCGAGATGGATTTTGAGATACCAGAGGATTTGCATTGCCGGACTCCGAAGCTCCTCCTTTGCGAGTTGGCGGATTTGAGTGAGCAGTTCGGGATAGTCGGCAAAATGGGATTCCGAAAGGATTGTGTTAGGAACCGGATTGAGCGTGGATACTGCCTCAGCCACAGGAAACTCAACCGTACATGCCCTTGTCTGCACCACCGGACTGGTCATGGCCTTGCGCGTGGCTCGTTGTGTGGCTACTTTCTTTTCCCGCGTACACACGGGACACTTTGTGCTGGTTTGAGACCCAATCTTCCAGGGCCTATACTCGCCATGGAAAGGACAGCACAGCATATCATCTTCGGGCTCATATCCCGGCTCATCGACCGGGCTTTCTGGCTTCTCGTTTTTCACCTCAGTCACCTCCTTTTGATTGGTTTCAAACTCAGGTAATCCCGCCCCCGGCAACGGCCCCTCGCAGTCCCTGCATTGCCAGTAGGGCGAAAACTGGCCCGCATCCAGCGGGTTCGCCCCGCTCAATCTGCCATTGCTCTTCACTTGCCTTTTCTCGCAGTGCCTAGGGTTCAGCCTAAGATTCGGGCGGAACCGGCACACGTGAGTGAGCAGGGCCTGGCGGGCTTCTTCCACTGTTGCGTAAGTCATATTTCCCTCTCCGCGTCGCCGGTCCTTGGTTTCCAAGCCTGCGACAGGTAGATTCCATTACCCTGAGCAGCCATGCGGCACAACCCGATGACAAGAATGCCGCAGACCGTTCCAAGCCCCAGGCCGATAACAAACGCTAACCAGACCATTGTGATCGCCTCCTTGCCATACGTAAGTATGGCTTCAATCTTGCTGATTTCGGTAATCATCAAGAGTTATTGTGCGCAGGAGCCTGGGACACTGTTGGATTAAGGGAGTAGCGAGCAGAAGTGATGTCCTGATGAGATCCGAAAGAGTGCAGTCTAGATCTAGGACTTGCCTCGATAGCCAGTTGGAGAAATTTTCGTCCATGCGAAATGTCTTGTTTACTTCCATTTTACCGCTCATGGCCTCCATCCCTTCGTTTACCTCCTTTGCGATGAGGAGCCCCTGCCCGGCAAAGGAGGGGGAAACCGGGCAAGGGTGGTGCCGCCCTTCTCCCGCTGGGTCAGAACGGGATACTGTGCCGGGCGGCTGCGTCCTAGTGGAGCTCTACAGCCGGTTCGGCTGATTGCCTTCCACCAGGTGGCTTCCCATGGTTAGGTACTCCGGTCGGCGACCACATGACCGTTCACCAGGTGAGGAGTAGTCCCGAGCCGCTCAACGATGGCCGCCCGCTCGGGTCGGACGGCGCGCTGGATGAGAACGTGATGCTATCCTGTTATTTTGAGCTCCTCGCCCCGTTCCAGGGCGACGAGAGTATCTTTCCAGATTTCCAGCCAGGGAAACGACTCTTCCAACCGGTCGTCCCGGTCGAGGAGGCGCTTTTGGTCCAGGATTCCCTGGCGGATGGCTTGCGCGAGAATGTGGCGACTGATTTCCATTCGTGACCCCTTATCTCTGGCGTTTCGCTTTGCGAATCCCGGCACTGACCGGGCGCGCCTTGGCCGCCTGCTCGAACTCCACGTAGGGTTTATCCTTGGGGCGCTGTCTCTCAGCCCACCCAAGGACTTCCGAGCGACGAAACCTAAGAAGAGTGTTGATCCTGATCACCGGAATGGGGTCCCCTTCGCGGTGGACGGCCGAGCGCACCGTGTCAGTCGCACAGTTGAGTAGCGCGGCAACATCCTCAACGGTAAGGTTCGGCGGGTCAGGCACGCCGACCTTGCCGGACTCGAGGGCGCAAGCGAGGGCCTGTAAGCCTTCGGCTGTCTTGCGAAGTGCTGATATTATGTCAGTCATGCGGCTTCCCCTACGAGTTCGTCAGGTGTGATGGTCCCGGCCTTGAGTGCGGCCAGCAATAAAAGGATATGCTGTTTTACTGGAGGAGGAAGATCTGGTGATTTCTTGTAATTGTAAAAGGTCCGCTCTGTTATTTTTAGGGCCTTCGCCGTTCGCTCGGGCGTACCCATGATTTCCAATAATTGCTCCAATTCGTTCATTTGGCATCCTTTCTCAATGAAGTGATGCCATATTAGCTGAAGAATTTTCAGCCGTCAAGATGAAAATTCGTCAGTTGTGAATTATTTTCACTAGAATAAGATGATGTGCATAGATTAATAATTTGTAATGATTCGAAGGAGGGGGAAGATGAATAAGGTACAGAAAACAGAGCAGTTTGAGAGGATATTCATGGAAGTGGCGCTTGAATGGAGCCTATCTCTTCAAATAGTAACGATTCGCAGCAATGCGTTTTTTGAATCGGAAAAAGAAGAATCCGGCGCAAATATGGCGCAAAAACGACAAAAGCGGGAGTGCGGAAAACCCGCAAACCCGCTTAATTCCCTGGTACGCCCGGACCGATTCGAACGGTCGACCTACGGATTCGTAGGCTGATTCGAACCAATAGCCGCCCGACCATATCGTTATTTCATGCCGTTCTGCGTGCCAATGATTCGGTTTGATTCGGTCTGTTTTGCTGCCCATCTGGCGCAGATATGGGACAGGGTTACATGGTAAAGGCGAATGATTATCACACCGTGAGCCCTACTTCCCAAACCCCCACGCCCCCGAAGCCGTGAACAGAATTGCCAGTGTTGCCAGTAGTTTCTTCATGTTTGGTTTTGTCCTCCGCTATGGCTTAATTAGCCACCTGGGTAAGTTCCAATGTCGATCCAGTTACAACGGTGCTAGTCCCATTAGCTGTATGTTGGGCAAACTGCACGGACAAAGTGCCTGTAGTAGCCACCACAATCGTACCTCTCATCTCGGCATATACTGTTGTTTCGCTAGCCTTGCTAGCACCAGAACCAAGCGCCGTCTCTACCGAGCTCAACACATTAGCATCGGAGCTAATCACATTAATCGTATAGTAGATCGACGTAGCAGTGCAGGTTCCTCCCATCATTAATTTATACCCACCAGTCGCATCGGCGGTGATGTTGAGTTTGGCAACAAATTCATACTTCTGTCCAACGTAAACAGTCGGCGTTAATCCGCCGACGCTGCTCACCGTGGCATCAGATTCATCATGATCAGCTATTGTCGTATAGGTTGTAGTTTTAGGAACCACTACGCCATTTACAACGATTCGTGAATTCCCGCCGTCCGAACTAACGGAATAACCATTCCCGGTTCCTTGGTCTTGCTCATAATTATTCTCAATAGAAGCGGTCAGATTCAGCCCATCATTCACAGCTTCTAAGTATCCAGTGCCAAATGTGGCCGTCGCCAATCCCGCAGTTCCTGCTTGTTTTGCCTGAAAAACAAACCCGACCGCATTGCTAGTAGAGCCCAAACCAAGCTGTAAAGGGGTAAAATCCGATCCAGTATTGTCGGCAATTCGATAGCGTTCGGCATTAACCAACACACCATTTGTAGTGAATGTAGGTTTTGATAATATGTGTAATCCACGCGATTGACGAGGGTAGTTGTTCTTGGATCTAAAGTCCTGACCTACCATTGTAAGATTCAAGGCATGATAATTGTGCAATACCACGCCATATCGCCGATATGCTGCTTGCGTAGGTGCATCCTGTGAAGGATCATACCCACCGTTACCATCTGCGGTGATGGAAAGATTGGAATCGTAAAGACCACGAGCCGATGTTCCTAGCATAAACCCAAATGATCCGTTCTCTTGCGCTTCGATATTCACGGCCTGGATATGAGACCCGGTAAGAACCACAGCTCCAGTATCATTAGCCAATGTGTCCTCATGGGGGACAATAAGAGCGTATGTGGTTGGAGGACTTTGTGCGACATTTAACATCCGGCACATATAAATTTTAATATTTGATAAGTGGATATTTTTGTTACCTTCCTCCAAGACCAATCCGCGATTAACACACTTACCAATATCCATTTGATTTAATCTGGAATCAGATACAGAACCGATGTCTATTCCATCTCCATCACATGAAAGGATCTGAACATTATCTATATCCAGTTCCCATCCTGAATCACATTTAATGCCCTTCCCACCAATTAACAAATGAGCCCCTGCACCATCCGTGATATCCGCAGCGGCATAATTAGCGGCAACCCCATAAGTTCCACCAGCCGGGGCTGCATTATAACCGCCAAAATTACGAACTATTACATGTGAAACCCTACGCTTTTGACCATTGCTATCAGAATCCAGATAAAGACCGTTTCCTACCGCATTACCTCCAGATATGGTGAGATTGGAAATGTGGCTATAAGATCCAGTTGAATAAACCGTATAAAGAAGAGAATCCGCTGCGTCATCACCCGAAGGATGGAATTGAAGAATCGTATCCTCTCGTTGCGCTCCGATTAGATCTACGCGAGTTGACAGTCGGAAGTCACGAAGTCGATATGTCACCGGTTTTAACACTATGACGCCACCAGCACCGGAGCTGGCCAAACTATCATTGGCGCAATTAAATGCGGCTGTATCATCATTGGAGTCACCACCAATGGCCCCAAACATTTCAGGCGGGACTCTGCCTCCTGGTAGTGCGTAACGAAGTCCTGTCACTTCCCCCGCAGCAGCGTCAAACATCTGCCCGCCGTTGTCCACGAGGTGACTGCCAGAGGCGAAGGTTAGGGTGTAATGCACCTCAACGTACCCGAGCGCCTCGGAATCTGGATCACTATCTGCTCCGGTTCGAACGATCACATATCCGCCAGAGTAATCCCACTCACCGGAGTTGAGTGCTCCCGCCGTGCCTTCAACCGCAGCCGCGCCGTTAATCCAAAGAGCACTAGGCTTCGAGAAGCCCGGATCGGTTCCCGCCGCAAGCTCGCACTTATATTCAGCCGTGCCCGAACCCGTGAGTATCCATCTGTAATCGGCTGATCGAATCGAGTAGTATGTGGTCACCACCGAACCAGGAGTCGGCGCATAGATTTTTCCGGCTGTGACCTCGAGGTCGGCTTTAAGCTCAATGTCCTCAGTGAGTCTTACGGTTTTTATCCCGGCGTTACCGATAGCCGCAATGAGTCCGGCTTCAGTGTCGACGTGGAGCTCATAGGGCATCTGGCCCTGATAGGTGATCCACTTCCCGGCCGCTAGGTCTGTGCTGAATGTTCCGGATTCGTGGTCATCGACACAAAGATAAACCACCGAATCCGATATCACTAGGTCGTTGACGACATACTCAGTGCTTGTGACCCAATCGCCAGTCATGTTAAGCACGTAACGCTGGCTGATCTCAGCGTCTTTTCGAGTTACCAATGATGGAAGCGTTTCAACGCGACTCCCGCCAGTGGTGGTGTAGTAACCTTCTTCATTGACGAAGGTATTGATTCGCACTTCGTTTGCCTGGAATCGAGTGATCGACTCGGCAGCAGTCAGTGCGTGAGATGCACCAGCGAAAACAAGCAGAAGCGCAAGACTGAAAAGCACGGATTTTCTGAGCATAAATTCCTCCCTAGATGATGTATCCATCAATGTCTATGACGCCGTCAACATAATCGAGATCATTGGCATAATACCGGTCATCGTAATTGATACCCCGCACGATGCAGGTAAAGTTACTTTGGGGCTCCTTCTCGGCGATAAGGAAAGCATTTTCCCGCACCGCGTCATCCCCGACAATCATGTATGTCGTCACGGCGTACATCTCAGGATCGAGCACCAAGGGAATGAGTGGAGCCCTCGACAGAACGACCTCCCGCGAATTCGACCCCGCCGTGATGGGAATGCTGTCAATGGTTCCGTCGGCGAGCTGGAGGAAAATCACGTAGCTCACACCTGCCGTGAACGTCACGGGCTGCGAAAGCGTCAGTGCCAGTGCATTCTGAGCCCGGACCTCTCCGTCCTGCGTCCCAGTGCGCGTGTTGTCCGCCACGAGCACCCGGTCATTCAAGATGAGCGCATGCGCCTCTTGCGTGGCCTCAAACTCGACGTCGAGGTTGTGATATCGGATTCGATTCCAAATCCTCCAGGCGTGGATATAAGCTTGCAGGCGATTCCGTATCCCGACGCTCTCAACTTTCTTGGGATTCGCGGCGCTTCGATTCGACGGAAGATACATTGTCACGAGGGCGTCATCTTCCGGGTCGACCCACTGGTATTCGACGCCGTCATAATCTTTGTAGGCACCGAACGACTGCGTTCTTGTTTCGCTCCCAGGGAGCTTGTTGCGATGGTTAAAAAGAATCACCGAATCCTCGACGGCCCGCTCGAAACTGATCTTTATGACATTGCCGCGCCTGTAGGCCCCGCAATGGATGGCCGCCGCAATGGTGGAAATTGTCTGCTCGAAGCTGAGGTTGTCCGAATCGAAGGTATAATTGAATTGACACGCTAGATCCGTTCCGAAGTGCGTAGATATTTCCCCGCCGGTCCCCGCCAAATCATAGATGGTATCGAAATCGATCTCGGCGGCAGTTCGCCGGCCGATGAACGAATCGAGACAGATGGCTGAAATGATATCTGCCGCGTTCGTTGTAGCAGTGAGCGCCTCGGTGAATGTCGAGCCCGAAACCCTGGAAGGCAATTTCCTGGTTGCCTTCACGCGCAGCTTGCGCTCTTTTATGGCAGTCGAACCGGTGGTTGCCATGGTCTTTGTTTGTACCGTGGTTACATCGCCAAATTCGTTCTTGCCGCACGGTGAAAAAGCGTACAGGTCCCGCCACTTTATTTCCTGCGCCGCCGTCCCTGGATCCGGCTCGAATTTCTCCGTCACCCTGGCCACGCTGACAGTGCATAGTCCGGTAAAAGTGGGAACGCAGAATTTCGATTGGGCTCGCATGGTCTTCGTGGTAGCCGATCCCCTGACTATCGTCTCGAAATATTCCGCCGCTCCGGTTGGAGTCCCGGCCGCATCGACGGGAATCAATTCAATGCGAACACGCACTTTCCTGGATTTTTGGTTTCCTTCATCGTCGATAATAAAAAGGCCCTGCAAAGCCACGAAATTGCACAGAACGCGGCTTAAATCTGATACATCGACGGTGAATGGGCCGACCCATCGCAACCCCTTTACGGAAAGAGTCGGGGAGATGGAATCTGTTTTGTCGTCCACCATTGCATTCAGCAGGTCCCAATCCGCATTTACCGAAGCCGGGTCAACCAGCGTGATAATTCGGGCCCCTACCGTAAGGACCTCATACACTCCATCCAGGTTGTATTCTTTTGTGCCGTCGTCCTCGATGGTGATCTGGACATCAACGGGTCCTGCTTCGGCTGTAACCATTGCCCAATTCGAATTGTAAAGTTCAGGGTCGACAAGCACGACCTTGAGCGACCATGGGCCAGTCCCCACCACGGAAACCGACTCAATCACATACGTTCCGGACAAATCCCAGGGCTCACCGTCGATCGTGAAAACAGCACCGGCAATTGTAATGGGACAATCTGCCGCATATGGCGCCGGCACATCCCCTGAAGGTATGGAGAAGTTTATCGAGTCATCGGTATTGACAGTGATACTGCGCTCTTCGGCGGTCGGAGGATCGGAATAAACCCATGCCCCCTCAATAGTGAGATCGTCGCCCACATAGAAGTATTCCGTGAAATCTATATCGGCATCGACTTCGCAATGTATTTCATTGGGATATGTAAACCATATGTTTGCATTCCCTTGCACCGACTCAGCGTTTGGAGGAATAAGCTCCTGGCCGTTTACGGACGTAAATCGTTTGACGTTATATATGTTTCGTCCTATGGCATCGCCAATCGTAAGCTCAGCCGCATCCCCTGAATTGGGACTGGTATCCGGTCCATAAATTTCAACCGAAGCGCCACCGATGTCCTTTATGAGAGTCGTGTCGTCCCTCACCTCGTAGGTGCTTCCAACTGCCTCGATATCGTAAGATCCTCGCCCAATGCACATATAGGCATATTCCACCTCAACATGATCTTCGAACTGACTGTAAGGCACCGCGATGAGATCTGGCGTGGATCGAACCTGGCCATAAATATCGGGAATACGCGCCATCGGCCGGGCCTTGTTCGTCCTGGCGGAAAGCTCGTTGTTGGGTGACTCGCTGTCTGTGTTTCGCATTGTCGGCAACGGAGGCATGAGCATCATCATGACCACCGCCAGAGCCACGGCGACAACAACCACGGCCACGATAATGATCGTGATTGGATCTCCCGGGAACACGATCACGTAGAGGGGTTTTTCTAACTCGGCAAGCCGGTCAACATCCTCGGGGCATGCCGGGGTTACATCATGGAGCTGCGAAACGTCTCCGTGATAGATCCGTGCTGTATCCGGCCACTCGGGAAATTGAGCCATGAGAAACGGGCGAACATCCTCGACCTCGTGAGTCGTCCATGAGGCGCGGTTCTGAATGTCGAGGATAAGCGTTACGGTCTGCATGCGTAGAACCTCACCGACGAAAAGCCGAATGTCGCCACGTCGAGCGGTTGAAATTGGGGCCCGGACTCCTGAATATGAAAAACACGGCCACGGATGAATATGCCAACGTGCGGAGGTTGCCCAGGGCGGCGCATAAGCACAACGCACGGGCTCACCGGCTTCTTGAGTGTCACGAACTCCCGGCGGAGTGATAACGGGACGAACCGGCCAACGGGCGGAAAAAGAAAACCGCTGAGCTTGTCCGTGATATTGCGTCCCGTTTCGTGCACCCAGGCCTCGGCCACGAGATGCGCGCAGTTGTAATTTCGTGGGTCGTACTGACGATTAAGAAGCGCATCAATGCTCATTCTAGAGGAATCCTCTCAGCATCGGGAAGCGGTCCAGATCGTAAAGTTCTCCAGTCCCCGAGACACAGAGCTTCGGTGCCTTCGCCTCGAATTGACTGCCCTCTCGCTTGAAACTGCAACTCACTATCTCCAGGGTTAGTGGTCCAATAAATGGAGCCGTCAATGTGTCCGAGCGGTATGCGCGATAAATCACGGTCGGCTTCGTCCCGAAACCGTCAGCCGCAGCGATCGCGTCCATCTCGGCGGGCAGGACCTCGCCCAGGTCGCCCAACTGGACGTTGATCGAATAGTCGAGATCGTCGGTGGTTTTGGAAGCTGATATTTTCAGCGGATAATATTGAAAAAATCGAGACACACCAGTTTCAAGAGTAACTCTGACTCCAGCCACCATGTTCCGGACCACGCGGTAAGTCTGTGTCATATCGGGATGACTGATCTGCAGAAGCTCCAGCATCACCACCGAGGCCTTGGAATTTAGAAAATATGCGTACTCGGCTTCTGTGCTCATTCCGGCAAGCTCCCCGTATCTCCGGGCGCTGGCAAATCGCCGGGAAGGGTGACGTTGACCAGGGTGTCAAGCTCATCCAACATCGTCCACGGAGGAGATCCAAGCTCGTTGTATGCAGCGACATAATCGATGTCCTCAGTCTCGTCGGCATCGATAGGCGTCACTTCCAACTCGGCAAATACCCAAAAGTAGGGATATTCATAAGTTTGGAGCGCAGGTCCTGTCCCTACCCATTTAGCGGTAAATTCCTCTACCTCACCTTCATGCAAGATGAGATCGACCAAAAACGGAAGCGATCCGCTCTGAGAAATCGTCCGGTAATGCGCCTGGAGATACTTCCATCCGGCCGCATCGGTAATCCACTGTGCCTGAACCCGAGATGTGGCTCCGATGATGTCCCGGCGTGAACGGCTCGCCCCGCCGTCGAGTTGCACGGAAACGGTTTCCTGCCCGTTCTGCATCGCATATCCGGCCTGAGTCGGCACAAGTACGCATTTTGTCGCCATCTATCGTCTCCGCCCAGCATTGGTGTTTCGTTCCATGCCCTTGGATACCCTGCTATTGGGATTTTCAAACTCCGCAGCAATCACACTTGGAGCTTCTTTTCTGACCGTCTGCTCAGCTTCGCGGCGGGCTATGATTCGAATCTCCCCTTCGGATATCGCGGGCACCTCTACCACGGCGCCATGGTTCTCGATGACAATATTCCATCCACCGTTTGCGCCCGCCCGCGTGCTCCCGCCATTGAGCTGATTATTGGGAATGATGGTTCCGGGTCGGTCCAGCCTGAGAAGCTCGGGACCACGTTCGCCGACGAGGATGTCTCGACCCACCGGCGGACGCCCGCCCTTGGCATAGGCAGGAGTCGCGATAATCTGAGCCACGTTCATGGCAGTCATAGCCGCCGTAACCCCGGCGATGGCAAATGACCATGGAGGACCTGGAGGACCCGCAAGGGCGCGCTGGACCGCAAGCACCCCGGTAATCGTGGCTTGCGCGACGGCGGCGGCCTTCCCGATCATGGCAAGCTCGCGGGTCTTTGAGGTTTGCAACGCTGCCACCTGGTTAAGCATGGCGATTGTTCCGCCGTATTGCGCTTCCTGTTGCTGCTGGAGAATTTGAGCTTTAGCCTCCATGGCGGCTTGCTCGGAGATCACATCATTTTGGCGCAGGCGGTCGATCTCGGCATACATGCGTTCAACGCTCGCAAGGTAGTCTTGCTGCCTCTGCGCCTGCACGGCGTACTGGTTGGCCTGTTCTTCCGGGTTGAAACGTTCTCCGGCAGCCCCGCCCCTGCGAGATGCCTGCTCGTTCAGAATCCCACCCATCATAATTCCAACATCACCGCCCACAGGTGAGCCCCGGAAAGCCTTGTCCTGGTCGAGCATTTGGATGGCTTTTCGTAACTCGTAGATCTCCGAGAGGGAGCGGGCGGCGTCCCCGAATTCCGCCTTTAGCTTGGCCGTAGCCTTGGCGTAGGCGTCGGATGAAATGGCCCCGTAGTCGTACCAGTATTTTATTTTCTCCAATTCCTCGGCGTACTTTTCCATTGGAGAAAGCGAATCATTTATAATCCGTTGCGCTTCGCGTTGAGCTTCTGACATGCCCTTGGCCGCCTTGGCTGATCCACCCGCCCGCTTTTCAGCTTTAGCCAATTTCACTTCCAGATCAGCGTGAGCGGTCTTGTACTCTTCGGCTGAAACTCCCCCGAAGCGATAGGCCATGTCAAGATTGGCGATTTGCTCCTTGAGCTTGCGCGTAGGCGGCTCAGCTGACTCCATGGCCTTTCGAGCGTCTTTTATGGCCGCCGATACCGCCGCAGACGACCTGGAGGCATCCGATTGAGCCTGATCCATGCGCTTTAGTTCGGGATTAAGCTTTCGGAGCGCCATGTTGTACTGTTCGACGTCACGGAATAGCCCAGGCTGTGAAGTGTCAGGACCCAAAAGCATCCCGGATCGTCCGGTCGGGTCTTTCAGTGCCCGCCTGACCAGGCCCTCGCCGGCCCCGAAAAAGCGTGAAACGGCATCGCCTTTCCCCACGCCCCACTGTTCCAACATCTGGTCCGGCGTCATTCCGGTATAGCGAAAATCCACATCGATCTGAATTTGGCCCAAAGTGGCAAGGTCATTGACTACGGCTCTAAGGTCCCTGGCTTTTTTCTCAGCATCGGTAAATGCCTTGACAACCTCCGTTGCGCCCTTGACGACCTCGGTAAACGCGGGCAAGAGGGAAGACGCCAGGGATGCCTTGAGGTCCATGATGGCATTGTCCCACCGGTTTGTGGCGGCTACTGCTTCAGGGATGGCCTGGCCCGCGAATTGTTCCTGCAGGGCACTGGCAAAACGAGGAAGAAAATCAGAAGCCACGACCTCGCCCTTTTTCAGCATATCGTCAAGCTCGGCCGTGGTCACGTTCATGGCGCGGGCGGCAATCTGGAAGGCGCCCGGAAGACGCTCCCCGAGCTGGCCGCGGAGCTCCTCGGCCTGGACCTTGCCCTTACTCATCATCTGACCAATGGCAAGGAGCGCGCCTTGCGTCTCGTCGCTCCGGAGCCCGAGCACGGCGGCCGCCTGCGATACAGCGGAAAAAATATCACGAGCCTGCTTGCCCGCCATCGTCGTTCCCATGGCGGCGGCCTCTATGGTCTTGAGTCCCTGCGCGGCTGAAAGCGTATTTTGCCCGAGCCGGTCGGTCTCTTTCCGCAAAAACTCCATCTCGGCAGCCGCCCCGCCAGAGCTCCCCGTGATGGCCTTGAAGGCGTTGTCGAGACCCTGAAGGGTTTTGCCGGTTTCGAGAACGTCGCTCACCATGGACTTGACGGCACCAGCAGCGAAAATTCCAGCAAAAGCCGCGCCGGCACGAACGGCAAAGCTCTTGACCATGCCTTCCGCGCTGCTTATCCCGCGCCTGAGATCCGCGTCCCTAGTTCCGAGTGTTACCCATGCTTGCCCGAGAACGGCCATGATTCTCCTATTTCAGTTTGTTTGTGAATTCAGCCATGACCCTGGAGTGATTTTTCTTCATTGCGGGTCGAAGGAAGGGGCGCGCCATCATCCGCGAGGTTCCGTACTCTACGAACTGAGCGTAATATGGATCACGCCCGATAAAACGCCTTGCCACGCCAGACAAAAGCGCCCGGCGGCTTCCGGCGATCACCTGGACAGAGTTCCCGCTTTTTCTCATGTAGACACGGATCGAGGCTCGAAGAGTTCCGGGCTCACGCTCCTTGACTATCTTGTTTCCAAACCTCATTTCGAAACCAACAGGGCAAAGCGCCCTGGCATCTCTCGCCACGGCGTTTCCGATCTTCCGGAGCGCAGACCGCTTGATTTTGTCGATCTCAAGCAAAAGCTTTTTTCCTTCCCATTTTACCTCGCCCGCCATCCGCTTTCCCTTTCAGTCCCGCTTTCAATTTGTCCTTGAGGTTTACCGCTTCCGGTTTCGGTTTCCGTGCCGCGTCAACCAGTTCCCGCTCAATGGCGAAGTATGCCCGCCATTCCGCCAGCTCCTGAGCGTCCGTGTTCTCAAGGAGCTGTCTCACCGTCATGCCAAGCTCCCGAGCCAGAGAGAAGTGAAAGAATCTCCCTGGTCGGGCTCTCAGTTTTTTTCAACGGCTTCCTCTTCGTCGGAGCCGATGGCATTAAGGCGCTTGGCCACGGCGTACATCCGGTCGATCACAATGGCCGAAAGCCCCCCGAGCGCGAGAATGTCCTCGGCCGTGGAGAAAAGCCGCTTGCCGTCCTCACCCACCCAACAGCGAGCCAGGAGGTTTGCGCGCCAGTTAACCTGATTGACACGGGTCTTGATCTTCTTGGTCTTGCCGTCTTCCTCGGCGATGTAGACCGAGGCTTCCCATTCGTCCTTTTCAAGGCCTGTCATGGTGCGAATTCTCGCCTCTCCGTCAGGGGCAAGCTCGGGAACCGGAACGTCCTCAAAGGGAAGCTGACTCCCCTGGATTACCTGTTCTTTAGAGATGAGCACAAAACCTCCTCTTAGTCGTGATTAGATTTTTATCTAAGGCCCCATGTCCGGGCCGTAGTGATTCCAACTCCGAAAAGGCTTCCAATCTTGGGCCATGAAAGGCCATCGGACCGAAGCGTCTTGATCTCCGCCACCTGGTCATCATTGAGTTTGCGTTGTTTCTCGCTAAGTCCCCTACAATGGGCGGCAATGCGTGGACTGGCCCTTAATGCAACCGAAAGCCTAGCCCGTTGTTCGTTGGTCTTCTTTTTGCCACGTTTTGTCTCGGACATCTTCCTGAGTGATTCGGTGGATAGCTTTCTGCCCTGCAATCCACGAGATATTTTCGCTCTTATTTCATCCGTAAACTCAAAAGACCTCATTTTCTCGCTTAGCTCTGCTTTCCATTTTTCCGTGTGGCGAGCCTTGCCCTTGTTGGCTTCGGATATCTTCTTTTTCTTCTCTTCAGAACAAGGAATGCCAAGGGTCGAGCTTGCAACTTTGCAAAGATTGTATCCATGCTCGTTCACATGAGATCCCAGTAAATCGAGATAATATTGCTCACGATCAATCAATTGATTGATGTCGGGCACCAGTTCCAAAACCGAAAAGTGAAGAGCATTCACTCCATATTTCATAAAAGCCGCCTGCAATGGATTGTTTGGGTGCCTCCCCTTTCTAAGTAAATCAAAATGATCCCTCTTCCGTCTGCGTAGATTCTTGGCGCTTCCAATATAACGCTTGCCATTCACAAGATTCTCTATCTTGTAAATGCCGGATACTTTCGGTATCTTCTTCATAAGCTTTCGGACTCCTTGACAGTTCGATTGCTTAGACCACCCGTAACGCCAGAACGTTGCGGGTGGTCGTTTTAATCATCTGTCCATGATACGGTGCCCGTAATTTCAAGACTGCACTTGCCGGAAATCTTTCCATCCACGGCCCCGCTCACGCTGAAATTGAGGCAATAGGCATCGAACGTGGCAATAGTTGTGGCATCGGAGAGTGTGAGCCGATACCCCTTGAGCGTCCGTGCGCCACGCGAAATCCTCGCCGCCACCTGACCCGCATCACCCGGCACCATGTTAAGCGAGAAAGTGAATTGCCCCTCGTCGGGAAGGCCGACAAGCTTTTCCTTGCGCGTGCTGCTAAGATGCGAAACATCGATCACGGAAGCCGATCCGCCAGGGCCATCAAAATCCGTTACTTCGCCGATGGCCGTGTACGTGACCGGCGTCAAGGTTCCGTTGGCGGCCGTGAGCGTCCCGCCCGTGGTGTCGATATCAACGGCCAGAGTGTTGGTCGTAGCGTTTTTCACCATCACCGTGAAACCGTTCATGAGCGCGGCGGAGTCTCCAGCGAACGCGGAAAGCACGACCATGTCACCATCGCTGAATCCATGAGTGTTTTTAGTGATAATCGTAGGATAGCCGACAGCGGCGGTTACGGTGGTTACGGGGTCTCCGCTACCGGTTTCGATTTCTAGGGTAGTTCCCTGGCTTTCTATGGCATCTGACATTTTTGATACTCCTTTTCCCTGTCATCACGACGGTATTGGAGGTTTGTGGAATGGTTGGCCCCGGTGTCCTGTCTCTCGACGGTCTGGAGGCCCACGTTGCCCTGTTCTCATGCCCAAAAGAAAAGCCCGCCTACCGCTGTGCACAGTAAACGGGCTTCTCAATTTCGGGCTCCATCAACCGGGGATCAGCCGGGATGGAAATGGTTATCAATTATTGGTTATTTTGGGCCTTTAAAAACTCCTTTTTCACCAAAACCTTAATCTTGAGTTGAATGTTGCGTTTAATTGTTCCTTTACCTCCATCAAGCATTTTTTACCAAAATGTTTCAACTGCAACAAATCATGCTCTGACTGCATCATCAAAATGCCAATGGTGTATATTCCGTTACGATATAATTTGTCGTATGACCGAAACGAAAGCTCCAATACATCAATGGATATTTCACTAAGCTCTTTTGCTCTTTCCTTGTGTTCTTCCCGATCACCTATTGACAATTCTTTCTTTATTTCAACGTTTGATCTGGCTTGCTCTATCGTCATGCCTTGAAACAGTATTAACCTGGCCACAGGCTGTCGCAATAATCGCAGTGCCCTATTTATAACTTGTGCTACTCGAACTCCTGAAACTTGAAATTCTTTGCCTATTTCACGATATGTTAATTGACCAATATACCTTTTCTCTATCATTGCCTTTGTTCGTTCCTGGAATAGACCTAATGCTTCATGGATATTCAATAATGCAGTTAGCCTATTCCATTCATCAACTTTCGAGTCCGAATCAAATACATCCATTATTAAACGTTCATAGCTCATCTCGATTCTCCCGTAGAATCATCCGGTTTTTTATTGGGCAAGGAGGCCCGGAACGCCTCCTTTTCGGGAGCTACCCTAGCCCAATCAGCCCCTATTCCAGATCGAAAAATCCATGCTCACCCGATACGCCTCCGTATCGGATTCGTAACCACTGAAGCCACCCACCAATAAACCTTTTATTGTGCTGGCCCCATCAATTGCTGTCTTTACCTTTGCCGCCAAATCCTTGGCTCCGTCTCGCGTTAATGCCCAACAATCTATTTGTATCTGCGGATTCGACAGCGTTGACGGTCCAGATAAATGATACTGGGCTCCCGGAAAAATCTCGGAATATGTAATAGCTGGATATATCGGATTTTCCGGTAGAATGTCAGGATCTATCCGGTCGGCTATGAGCGCGGAAACGCTGGCGTCCGCCTTCAGGAGTGCTACTATCTTCGTTTCCGCGCTCAAAGCGTCTCCCCTGTCCAATGGGCCATCAGGTGCATGTCTTCCCGCCGTCCATCCGGATCAATCGGCGGCCCGTCAATCTCGTAAATGTCCGTCTGATTCCAGATGATCCGCATCTGAGCTGTGATCCCTCGCAGCCATCGGATTTTGAACCTGGTCTTGATTTTCTCCTGGACCTGCATCGCCGTGAAAAGCGCGTTGCCGGTCAAGTCCTTCTTTTCGGCCCAAACCTCGACGTAGGTGCTCCACGTCTTAATGGGCTGCCCGTAGCTGTCACGGGTTTCCGTGGAGTGCTGAATAATGATTCGGTGGTTCAGTGTTCCGGCTTTTGCCATCTCAGAACCCCCAAACTCGATACTCGGAAATCAGTGCGTCATAAGCCCCGTATTCCACCGCCGACATTTCGCGCGAGTAAAACCCGCTCCCAATGTCGAGCTTCATGGCCCGTCGAATGGAAACGGGAACATCCGTGGCGAGCGGCCCAAAACCGCAGGTGAACTCCAAGACAATCGGCCTGACATTATAAAGAGCCTCCGATGGCCAATTTTCTCCGTCCACGAGGACCACTCTACATCGTTTGTCATCAGCAATATCCAAGATGTATTTTTCGGCCGATAGTGTTTGCTGTACCCCAACAATTCTTTCCGTGTACTTGATCGATGTCAGCGTGAGCACTCGTGGCTTTCGAAACACCAATTCGTCACCGCTCGGCCACTCATCCTCGTATTGATACCAGGTCTGCGTAATGAGCGGCCCGCAGAGTTTCTCGACGGACTCACGGGCAGAAACGATAAGGTCCGTAACGAAATCATCCTCAGTCGAATAGGGCGAAAGCTTATTGATCGAAACCCCGAACTCACAGGCGGCGACGGCGACGGTTGCCACGGCCCGAACATAGGCTTTCCCACCCGAGTAAGCCAACTCCTGAGATGCCAGGTCATTGGCCGCCGTGACGGTCGTGAAGGCCCCGCTCGGCACATCGGCCCAGGAGTCGGTAATGAGCGTTCGATGCTGGAGTTTAACCGCGGCCGATCCGCCCGCGCCCACTGCCCCGGCATCGAGTACCGCGACGACCGAATAGCCGAGCACGGAAACGGCTGTCCCCTCGAGACTGTATGCCGCTGCGATAACATGAGAGCCCGGCGCGATAGACTGCTCCGATGTCATGCTTGTTGCCAGACCAACCGAGTCGAGGCGCAGGTGTGCTTTCGCTTCGGCCAGCGAGACCGGCTCGATTGCGGGAGGGATGGCCGGCTTCCATGCAGCCATTCCACTCGGGGAAGTTGCCTGTGTTCCTGTGCCAGCGCCGCCCATTAGCTCGACACCTCCTCAATGTCTGGATTCGTGAAATTGTATCCGGACTTTTGCCGCCAAACATAGATAGTCCCGGCATCGAGCATAAACGATGCAACGCCGACCTGATCCGTGGTCCCGGACGCCACGATGTTGAGTCCATCCGAATCCGTGGTAATCCATATGTCGGCCCCCGCAAGAGGAAGGCCGGTCTCTGAATCCGTCAACGTGTAATCCCATGCGATAGCACCCGCGCCCCCAAGCGTGTCCGTCTTGAGCTTTACAGCGGCGAGGACCGATGCCAGAGCGACCGGACTAAGCGCCTTAAACGCATATGCGATTCCGCCCGTGTTTCCATCCACCGTAGCCTCGACATAGATCGTATAGGATTTGCCGTGCTCGTAGCCGTTGGCCGATGATATTGTGATTCGTTCCGTGTAAAAGCCTGTCGTATTGTCATCGTCAAGTTTGGCCATGGTTCCGGTAGCTATCGGCGCCGCCGTTTCATCCTCATAGATACGGTATGCAGGCGCATCATCGGCATCAGTCAGTATCCCCGTATCAGGATCGTGAGTACAGATCGAGAAAGTAAGGGTTACAGCATCTCCGATTTCAGTCCAGGACGGGCAACCCATGTCAGTCTCCTATTGTAGCGGCCCTAAATTCACCGCACAAGTCCAGTTCATCAACCATCGGCCATCCACCCCAGTATTGTTGCTCGGCCAGAAACACGACCGGCTTATGCTTACGGCAATATCCGACACTGTACTTCCCCACGATCAACTTTACGTAAGAGAGGGAAGCGTGGTCCCGATCAAACCAGTGACAGTCCTTGCAATATCCTCGCTTATTCGCCATTGTGCCAATCCGGTATAGGTGCAAACTTATCAATTACCCATTGCAGGGGACGTACCGCTTTCGGCCATTTGTTGTTGAACCACATATCCTGACTATAAGCTCTCGCCTTATCCACCTGCGCCTGCGATAGATGATACGGAAAAGATCCTCCGCCCCCAAAAGCACCCGCAAAGTTCCCGGTCCTGAACATATGGGCAAACCACGTTTTCTTTGACGTAATGAGCTTCCCACCGGACAGCCAACTCTTCAAAGCGATCTCGGTCCCAACCTGCCCCCAGGAACCGTGATTCTCGTCCAGTCCGTCAAGATACCAATACCGTTCTCGTTCCGTGAACCAGCAGGCACCGATAAAGCTCATGGTTTCAACCAAATCCCGCTTTCTTACCTCACGTCGCCTTTTGTGCTGCCGCCAATATTGGAATTGAAGGTTTCTATCGAAGCGCCACGTCACAGTGACCTTGTTTCCCTTGGGTTGCCACACGATAGCCATTTGGATGTCCGTGCTTCCGCACTTCTCGCACGATTCGGGCTTGGCCCCCTGGTACACTCGTTCTCCGCATGAAACGCATTCCCAATCGAAGGCGTGAAGGTTCCACATCATGGGAACCATGGTCCAGTCTGGCTTGCAATCCTCGGCCAAGATCCGGTCGAATCCTTTGCCAACCGCGCAGTGAGCATCTAACTTCATCAGATATTTTGCCCGGCTGATTCTAGCCGCTTCGTTCGTTGCTGCGCGTTGTCCTATGGGAACGGTGTGATGAACAACTATCACTCTTGGATGATCCAGTACGGGCGGCTCTGGCCAGTATCCGTCGCAGACGCAGATTATTTCCGTATCGAGTTCAATGTTCTCCAGCACAGATTCAATTGTCCGTTGAAGGAAGATCTCGTTTCTTGCGGGGATCAATACGCTCAAATCCCTCATCGCGTTTTCCTCGGAAGTTGGTGGAAAAGCCCAAAGGGATTGTAATCCTTATCCCCGCAATACCTGCCATTGGGAAACATATGGATCATCGGCCTGTTGTCTTGACCGTTGTCACCTTCTTCCAATATCCGAATCTTTCCTTCGTTCTTGAGGTGCCAGAGCCTTTTCCGTAGCGGTATCTCTTCCCTGTTGGGATGTTTGCCAAGCTTCACCCTGCGTTCACTTACTCCCCCCAGGTCGAGGTAAAGCTGCCGCTTGATGATAAAAGAGTTGGTGTGTGGCGTGATATGAAAGCCACCTTTGTCGAACCTGCTTTTCTCGAATCCGTATCTCAACACTTCGGCCTCGGTCTGGACAAACATCCCTTGTTCGTCCAGTACCGCCACTTCCCTCTTGAGCTTCACAAAGTCGTAGTCGGTGTTTCGAGCAAAGTTAATAAGATCCAGGGTCAGGATGTGGTCGATATCCGTGCAAAGCAGGTAGTCACCCACCGCATGTTTGGCACCGAAGTTCCGTGCCGCTGGCTGCGTCCACATCCCAGGAAGCGTATGCTGAACTATCGTCATGCGCGGCAAGTCATAATCTGCCTGGTTTAAGGGCGGGCTACTCTTGTCGTCCACGACAATCCATTCAACATCCTCGGGAAGAGGCATATTGCAGTAGTGGAGAACGTGCCGTCTCACTACCTCGGGACTGTTTAGGACTGCCGTTATGATGGATAGTCTCATGGCTTCACCCAAAATGCCGTTGGTTCTTTCTCTTTAGTGACATACCACGGATCAATTTTGTGGCAGTGGGTATAGGCATCTACGGCTCTCCTAACTCCATCGCCACCCAAGGGATAGTAGTCGTGAATGATAACAATGCCCCCATTTTTAACTTTCTTGGACCACTCAATTATATCCATCACCACGAAATCGAACGTATGATTCCCGTCAATAAAAACGAAGTCCAAGCTTCTATCATCAAAGTCCGAAAGAGCATCCATGCTGCGCTTTCGCACAATTTTGGCGTTATATGGTGCAAGATTTGCCACCGCAGTTTGATACAGCTCTTCTTGTTTCTCGGTTGTGTATCTATTGCTGTATGCTTCCCATGGATCTACGCAAGAGATGGTAAGATTGGGATTGCATTTACACAGATAAGCCGAATATTTCCCTCGTCTAACTCCTATCTCTGCTCCTCGATTAAAGCCAATCTCACCCAATAACTCGGCAAGATGATATCGTGTGTACTGCTGACTGATACACCACGGAGGATTGCCATTCTTTTTAACATGGAATTTCTTTTCAATTGCTGCGTGTA